GTGGTTCAGGTCGCTGAAGTCTATTAACGGAAGTGCATTCTCGTCTACATCGTTTAGCTTCTTGTCTCCAAGTACCGAGAAGATGTTCAGCAACTTACCGATAAACACCACCTCGTAAGTGTATGAGTGTCCGTTTTGGACTATCTTACGAAGCTGAACAACTCCAGCCATAACCTCCACCCCGTCCGCTATTACTCTCGCCTCCGCTTTCTTATTCGGGTTAAAATTAACATCGATATTAGAAGTGTTAGCATCGTATGGGTTGCTTATATTAAAATCATAGATGTGTCCGAAGAGCGCATCGTTAGACTTTGTTGCTGGGCACTTTATCGTCTTGGAATATTCCGTGCTTCTCTTCTCCGGGTTGCGAATGTCAGCGACTCCATAATTAAATGAGAAGTCGAACCCCTCAAATACGTCTAACCTTTTGCCCTCAATCCTAACCTCAACCACGTTGTCTCCTATTTTTAATTGAATAGCTTAATTCAAAAGTGTACTGCATTAGCTTATCGTTTAGGCTTGTCTTTTTAACGATGTTCCGTTGGTTTAGATTAGCCGCTATGAACTCGTTGCTATCGTTTTCAATGTAGATATTTGGCGAAGTAACTAGGTCTTCCATCCATTCGCTTTCCTCTTCGGTTAGGTAGTTAGAGTTGATTGTAACCTTCTCCATTAGTTCCACGTTGTAAGTAGTCGTTCCCCTTGACTTCTTTTGATAGTCGTAAGAATTGATTCCAAGCGTGTTTGTTTGCTGGTCGTAATTGTCCTTTTTTACGTCTATCTTCTCAATCGACTTCATATTAAAGTTGTGCGAATCAAAGCCGCCTAAACGGTTGAGCCAAGCTACCCGGACTGGAGCGTACTTTGAGCATTCTTGTTCTATGTTAAATGTGAACTTCTCGCTCGTTAACGCATTGGTGTTATCTCTCAATTGGATAGTGTAACTAGAAGCACCTACTAGAATAGTCGAAGGTGTTATCGATACGGTCGGGGCAAGTGGTAACATATTAGCCGCGTCAAGCGTTACAATGTCAAGCGTTCCGACTGGAATACGGAAGTACCTCTTGTCCCAAGTCGGGTCTGTTGATAGGTCGTTAGTTACTAAAGCTGAGTTTAAAAGAGAACCTGAAGCGTTGTAACCCGAATAGGCTTTTATTGCGTAACTGTTTGCGCTGAACCTTTCTGTCAATATAAACGAAAGAGCGTAGTGCTGAGACGAATCTATCTTAATCGTTCTCGGTGAATCAGTTAGGAACTTATGAGCAGTTGAGAAGCCGTCTATTTGGTAATCAGTATAATCAAAGTCCAGCCAATCTATCTCGTTTCTAACTCCATTCCAAACGCTTTTAATATCAGTAAAGATAGACTCGTTCTCGTGGTAAACCCCTTGTGCATCTTTGTCCTCCTCAGTTATTTTAAGGTAGTATTCCTTGTGGTTTGTGTTATCGTAAAAGAATCCTTCCGTACTTGTTGCGCCTATGTCCACAACCCCCTCAAGATACGACTGCAAAAATCTCGATGGGTCGAAGAAAGCACTAACCGCAAAGGTTGGAAGAAGTGAACCGCTTTCGCCTTGAACTGGGTAAACTCTAACCGTTCCAATCTTCGGCTCTGATGGGTAAGTTTCGGGCAGAATGTCAATCTTGAACCGTACTGTCGGAGTTAAGTTTGTAGTCTTAATAACGTAAGCGTTATCGTTAAAAGCTAACCCGTATTGCTCAGGCTCTTGCGTTAAATAAATAGCCATTATCCTTCTATTATTCTTTTGATTTCTGCAAATGTTAGTTCTATGTCTTCAGCAATTGCCGCTTCGACCACTCCAGCAATCTTAGGCGTTACCTTGTCAAAAGCTGGTTTTATCCAGTTCTTGCCCTTTGTTGGATAGTTGAGTTTCTTGTAAACAATCCACTCCGCCCAGCTAGTTCTTTTTTTGTCAGTCCATTGCTTGTCGTCTCCTCCAAGTCTTGCCAGTACGTTAGGGTAAGTCAACCACTTTTTAATGTCTCCAACTGAAGGCGCATCTTCTCCAGCACCCCGACCTTCGTCAAGCGTTATGCCGTAGTCAAGCATCGTTATCTTCATACTGTAAATCTTACCGAATAGCTTAACCTTTGGTTGCGCTGGTAATTTTATAGACGTTCCTAATTTACCTGAAGCTACATAGCCCTGACCTTCTCCACTACCTAAAGTAGAACCACCTTGCAAAGATGTTGTTAACGCTTTCGTGTACTCCTCCCGGAAGTCGTTTAGCGCATCTATCAGTTTATCGAATGCCATTTTGTTTCTGTTGGTGGTATTCGTGAGATTGCTTAGCCTTTTGGAATGAGATAAGGTTTAAGAACTCCCGTAAAGGAAGTGCGAAGAAATAACCCCACTTAGTCGCATCGTTATTTGACAAGTTGTTAACCACGTTTAGCCATCCGTATTTTGTTTCAAACGTTTCAACTTTCGTTCCGCTTGTTTCTTTATCTTCTCCGCTTTCCGCACCGAAGATTCCAGTATATGTTCTGCGTACTTGAGATAACTGCTCAAAAAAAAAGCCGACAAAGGTTGTACGATTGTCATAGGTGCTTGAAGCATTGCCTCCGCTACCTCCTTGTGCTTCTCTGAATCGTAAGGTTGTTTCTTCCAACCGTACCAAGTCTTCTTTTTAGGCACTAAGAACACCGCCATAATCTCGTTAAGGTGGTCGATAACCTTGTCCGGGTCTTTCATTAGGTGCATAAGCGTGATGTACTGCCCTCCGTTCAACTTATAAACGTCCGTAATAACATCGTATCTAAGCCCTCCAAATTCTACGACCTTCTGTACTTGTCCTAGCAGTTGCTCAGATAGAAAGGATAGTGTCCGCATACACTTAGCGTAAGTCTTTAGAGCGTATGTTTCAATCTCATCGACTGGAACGCCTGACATTATAGAAATGATAGCTACATTCGTTGCGTACTCGTCCCCTTTTTCCGCGAGTATCTTCTGCAAGGCTTGGAACTGCTCAATCGTTACGCCTTCCCAACTGTTAGGTAATTCAATCTTCATCTTCTTATAAATAGCGAATTGGTTATTTTGTGTCTAAGCAAAGTTGTCTAATAAGCAGAAGTTTACTTTTGGCTTTCTAGCTTGGTCATCGCAAGTATCAATAGGTCTGCCTTTTGCTTGTTCTTTTTTCTTAATTATTTCAACATTCTTTAATCCGTGCAATTCAATTAGACGGTCGTGTTTCCCGCCCATACTTGCCGTTAAAATAAGATTGTAGGGTATTTCATTCAATCGGTTTACCCAATAGTTTAGGCTTTTAGTGTAAGCCCAAAATTCAACAGTTGGGTTGTCCTTGCATATCTTTAACCACATATCGAAATACTTCTGAGAATAAAAGTCTCCGCTCATATGTATTCTTATAGACTCCGCTTTCTTCGGTAGTAATGGAACACCACCGTCTCGAACATAATCAAAGTTACTCCACCTATAGTTTCTTACAGCGGGGAAACGTTCTTGCATCGCGGAATAGCATCGGTACGCTTTGCTCTTGTTATCAAACTTTCCCGTATGCCTATCAACCTTGACTAAACATTCAAGCGCAAACGGGCAAGTGAAACCACTTGGCAGATTCCATTCGTAAACAATTCCTTCGTAGTATTTTGTTTTTCTTAAAAATTTCATCTTATTAAATATTTCCCTGAGTTAGTTTTTAGTTTCTCCATAGCCACGTAGCGCAAGGCATCGAGTGCGTGGTTGTTATCGTCCTCCGCTTGGTTGGTTACTTGGTTGGTTTTGTAGTCCCTCTTCCAAGCGTAGTTCCTTAGTTCGCGGATAACATTTACTGAGTCTTGGTGTACCATTATCTGAACCGACTTCAGCTTGTCAATGCCTGACCGAATCGAATCCGCTCCTTTGGTTACTGGTCTAATTCTAAACCCGGACCGTCTTATCTCCTCAATGCTCTTTGGCTCTGCGCTATCCGCTATAATCTCGTCCGACCTTTGCAGTCCGCACCTTCTCGCTATGTCTGCATTCGTTAGCCCCGTTTCGTAAAGTAACTCCCGAACCCAAAGTTTGCCTTCTTGGTATACAACCTCAACGAGTGCAGTCGGGTCGTTAGTGAATCCAAAATCGAGTCCGTAAGCCTTCCACTTGTAACCCGTTGGGAAGTCTTTAGTCTCTGTCCAGTTCTCGTAGATGGCGCCTTCTCTTCTTGACCTTTCTCCTAATCCGTAGACCTTCCACTTGTATTCGTCTGCCGTTCCTCTTGATATGTTCTCAGGCGTTGGCTGGTAACTGTTTATCTTGTCTCTTATATGCTGGTCAAGGAAGGTATTGTCCAACATCGTGGAATGAATCAAAACCACGTCATCCCGTTTCAGAACATTATCATAAATCCAATGCTCGTCCGTTGACGGGTTGTAGTCTAGAATCCACTTGCCCTTGCACCTTTGCTCCAATTGGTCGAAGTCGTCCTTGCTTGTTTCGATTGCTTCATTAAGCCAAAAGAAGTCCGTCTCGATACCGTGTAGCTTCTGCGGTGAATCTAAGCCGTAGAACTCAAAGGAAGAACCGTAATGCTGGTATGTTAATTCGCTCTTGTTAAACGAGTCCTCGTTCCAGCTTTCAACACTTGCAAAGACCTTCTTAAACGTGTCAAGGACTGTCGGTTTAATCCACGTCCGTCTCCACCTTGCAATAGCGAACCTCTTCGGCTCTTGCGTACCAAGTAAGAGGAGTGCTTGGCAGATAGACCACGTTTTACTGGAGCGGCTTCCACCCTCCAACACAATTCCCCGAATGGATTTATCATTAAGTGCTTTCCAGAGGTCATCAAATACGCCAGTTCCCTCAATTTTCATTCGGTCTGCGGATTACTACTTCTATCTTCTCAGGCTTCCCACCGTTCACGGTCTGCTCAACCTCCTCTTTTGGCTTACCGTAAACCCGGTCAAACAAAACATCGAGTATATGAATCGAACCCTTCGTGAAGTCTCGTTGTGCCTTGTTCGCAATTAGCGCAATCCAAAAAGGCAGCTCGTCATTTTTAGACAATTCAATCAGTTCACTGCGTGTTTTGCCTAAAATATTCTTTATGATGTCCTGAGTCTGAGACTTGGATAGTTTAAGGTTATGTTCTTCTAAGAAGTGTTCCTTTAGAACCGTCTCAATCTTCTTCGGTCTGCCGCTAGGGTTGCCGCTTTCGCCTTTCTTGAAGGGTTTAAGGTTGTCAGGTGTTCCGCCTTCGTTCATTGTTTATTCTCTGTTAAAGGTTTAGCTGAATAGTAAACTCGTTTGCTTTTCTTTTGGCTGAACGAACCGTGCCCGGATAAAGTTTAATTAGCTTCTTTATTGCTTCCCTTTCCATTTCAACGGTTCTGTAATCTTTGCATCCTCCATCTTTTGTCCAGTGGTCATTCTCCCAATGTAAATAACGAATGCCAAGAATACCACCTTTGTCTTTTATGTGTCTTAGACAAATCTCGTAGTCTTCCTTTACTGGAAATTCCTCATTAAAATAATACTCTCCATCATTTACAATTCCCATTAAAGATGCTGTGACGTATGTTTTTAGAAGTATTGGTTTGTATGGATATACCGAACGAGGGGCATCCTCTGTCTTTGCCCCCCATATCTTGTATTTCAATTGCTCGGTAATGTCAAAGTATTTTAAAAACTCCTCATTCCAAAATCCTTCGTCTTTAATTTTGATGTTTTGAGCATTACGCTCGTGCATTTTAACATATCCAGTTGATTTGGCATCGTCATCAAGCATTACCACCCATTTCTCATCTGTGTTTTTTAGAATCCAGTTCCTTGTAGGTGTTATTCCTCTAATCTCTTTTGGTACGCAAACTATGTTTTTAACAAGCCCCTTGTATTGATGGTACTCGCTTTCGGGAATGAAAAACGTGCAAGTATTCGGAAGAATCTTGTCAGTTGTGGTTAATCCAGCCCTTCCCTTACTTGGTACTGCTATCAGCATTTAGTCTTTCTTTTAAGTCATTCCACTTTAAAACTCTTTCTAATGCTATTGCATCAAATGCCGAACCCTTTTTATATCCTCCCCTTCTTACCATTCTTAGTTTTAAGGTTTCTTTTAGCTCCTCCCATTCTACCGAGTTAGGTTCTGCCATAACCATAATATATTCCATTGGCGGCTCAAGCTGAACGCTTTGAGGAAGTTCCATTTCTTCTCCATCTTCTAAGTTATCTAACTCGTCAAGGTTAGGCACATCTAACCCCCAATCGTTTAACTCTTCAGCATCCCAAGTGTTCGCGAGTTCGTCCCAATCCCAGTCTCCGAAGCCTACGTTATCTTTTATGATAAACTCCCTTTGCTTCTCTTCTGACCAGTCCACAACCTTAACGGGCACTTCAGTCCATCCCGCTTCTTGCATTGCCTTGAGCCTCATATTGCCACCGAGCGCAACCATCTCTTGATTGACTACAATAGGACGAGCGTTAGCCATCTCGGGGAAGTCCTTCAGGCTTTGAACTAGCTTCTTGAACTTCTCCTCTTTAATGTATCTCGGGTTGTCCGAGTTGGGTATAACTTTACTTATTGCTATAAACTCCATTCTTATAATTGCTTAGTGCTTCTTGTGATGTCTTGCCCGATGCTTTCTTGCAAGGCTCTCCGCTCCAGTACAAATCTGCTACGTCTCTACTGAAACAATAAAAGTCCATCGTGTAAGTGTTTTGGGTTATATAAAGCCCGTAGTTCTCGTGCTGCTCGTTCTGTTTCATTTCTTCTTTCTTCTCTTTGGTTTGTTAGCTTCGTAATAGTTCAGAAGTGCAACGCTCATAATCTGCGGACTCCTTCCGCAACTAAAGCAAACCTTAGCCTTTGGGTCGATGTAA